CCATCTAAGACATCAAACTTATCTTTGAATGGTTTGTAAGAATCAACTTCTTTTTGAAGTTCGGCATTTAGTTCTTGCCATTTCTCACCTTTTTCAAGTTCAGCCTTCTTAGCACCTTCTTCTCGCAATTCAAAGTTCTTTAACTGTTCACGTAATGTATTACGCTCATCAATTACTTTATTCAACCTTGAACGTGGTATATCATTTTCTTCGGGTTGTGTCCCTTCTTCCATTTTTACGTCTGGAATGACTACTTCTACTTCTTCTGACATTTTAACACCTTTTGTGGTTTGAAATTAAACATATTATCCTTGTATTAAGGATGTCGGTAATGTAAGTTAGGAATAGCTATAATGCAAGACCTAAATTACGAATTTAAAAGAAAGTGGTTTGAGTACCTTGGCTACGAGCCTCATCTGGGGCANTTAGCACTCCATTACCCTAAGAAAGCGGATGCCCGTTTTCAAGTGATGGTNTGTGGGCGTAGATTTGGTAAAACATGGGCAAGTGCTATGGAAGCCACCTTNGTCGCATCACAACCCAATAAAAGAATATGGGTAGTTGGGATGTCTTACCGTAAAGCAAGACTTATCTTTAGGGAAATATGGCAAAGAATGGTTGTAGGTCATCCTGATGATATTATCCGTTCATCTGAAAAGGATATGTATATTAAGTTTAAATGGGGGACAACCGTTGAAGGTATGTCGGCTGACAATCCTGATTCCTTAGTGGGTGAAGGACTTGACCTTTTGGTTATTGATGAAGTAGCCAAGATGAATAAAAAGATTTGGGATATGTATTTATCCCCAACTGTAGCAGGTAGAAAAGGTAAGGTAATATTTATTACAACTCCCGAAGGTCGGAACTGGATATATGATTTATACAAACTTGGTGCTTCAGACACAGAATGGAATAGTTATTCATCTCCATCATGGATGAATCAACACGAGTTCCCATTAGGTATCCATGACCCTGCACTTATTGAAAGACAACGTAATATGACTAAGGCACTATTCGGACAGGAGTTCGGTGCTGAGTTCTCAGTGTTTGAAGGCAAGGTATGGGATTTCGATAGAACAGAAGATACGGGAGACTTCCCATACGACCCGAACCTTCCTACATATTGCTCAATAGATTTTGGGTATAGAATGCCTGCTGTATTGTTTATGCAAACCCAAGTCATTAATGGGCAAGACCATATTCGTATCTTTGATTCTATACTGCATAAACAAAACATTAAGACAGAAGACTTAATTAAGATGATAAAGACCAAGGGATACCCGATTGTATCGTATTACGGAGATCCAGCAGGAAGTAATGTTCAGGGACAGAGTGGTGCTGCTGATATGGAGATATTCCGTAGGAGTGGTATTCACATTATCTCAACACGAGATAAGGAGAGTCGTAACATTATCAGTAGTGTAGCTTACGCAAGGGGATTCTTTGAGAATGCTTATGGCACTCGTAGGGTTCATGTAGATAAAAGATGCCTTGATGTAATACAAGATTTTGAAGAATACCGCTACCCTGAGTCGGTGGATGGTAAAGCAATAAGAGAAGAACCTACTAAGGATGGACATCACGATCACGGGAACGATGCTTTTCGTTATTTCATTACTAATAGGTTTCCAATGAAAAACAATAAAATGAGAAGGATTCAGAGATGATTCAAACATGGATAAAAGATAAGCTAACAGAAGTCAAGCTAGTAAACGCATCAAAAAAACGTGAAGAGATAAGGAAATACTTAGATTATTATACAGGCACATCGGTGGAACAATACATCGAAGGGTATTTCAATAGTGAAGCTTTTAAGGAGATACCACCATCATTAACCAACTTTACAAGAAAGTTCATTAATAAGATAAGTAGGATATACACATTAGGTGCAAATAGGACAACTGGTGCAACCACAGACCTATATCAGAGCTTAATCCCTACTAAAGATGTAAGGATGAAGCATATCGAAAGAATGACGAGACTTGTAGGTACTGTTGCCAATCGAGTTTACTGGCAAGATGGAAGATTTGAATACCGTCCTATATATTACTTTGAAACCTACTTCGGGGATAACCCATTTAAGCCAGAAGCTATCATCTATCCCCTGTTAAACAATTCATCTGACCTATCTGATACATTAGGATTACAATGGGCATATTGGGATGCGGATGTATATGCTGTTCTTGATGGAGATGGTAAAGTTATTAAGGAATCTGAGAATACCTACGGTGTACTACCATTTGTGTTCACACATAGGGAAGACCAGATTGATTCTTTCTATGTTGAAGGTGCAAGTGATATAATTAACTGTAATGAGCAGATTAACATTGGGCTAACAGAGATGAACCTTGGACTACGCTTTAATATGTTCGGTCAACCTTGGGTTAAGGGTTTAATGGCAGACCAAAGTATGTTGCGTTCAGGTTCTGATACTATTCTCGATATGGGTGATACGGGTGAATTTAATATTACAAGTCCAAGTGGGAATATAGCGGATGCCATCAATCATATTAAGTTCCAGATTGAGCTTGTTGCATCAAATAACCACCTATGGATTCAATGGGCAGAATCAGGCGGTGAAGTACCATCTGGCATATCGCTAATGATTAAAGATATGGAACGTAAAGAAGATTACTATGATGATATAGCGTTATGGAGATTGTATGAGCGTGACTTCTACGATGTTGAAAAGGTCATTGCAGGATATAACGATATTCAACTATCAGATGAGTTTGGTATTGATTTTGAAGAAGTCGAATACCCAACAACGGTACAAGACCAAATCCTAAAAGATGAATTTGACCTATTGCATAATCTTACAACTAATGCTAAAATGATGGTACGAGATAACAAAGATTTGACCGAAGTAGAGGCTAAATCAAGAATCAAGGAGAATAGGATTTCAAATGAGCAAGCACAAAAACAGTCAATTTTTACTCAATTCCGTCAGGAAGCTGGACAAGATTAATAACGTAGAAGTAAACCTTACTGGGGATATTGAAGACATTATTAATGACCCCGTAGCATGGGGAGAACAGCAATCCGAGAAGTTCATCCTACAGTATAAGGATAACTACTTAGAAGCGAAAACATTAGGCAAGGAGTTCTGGGATGAAGTTAAAAACAACGGTTAATTTCGATTTTGGCAAACTTGCTGACAGTATGCCTAAACTCATTGAAGGTATCATGACGGATATGAAGACCGAAAGTGTCAAGGAGACCAAGGACTTCATTAAAAGTGGTAAGGTTACTCCAGATATTGAAACGGTCACTAAGACACGAAGGATTAGGCGTGGTAACCCACCTCAGCCACCACTATACGAAACACACAAGTTACATGATAGTATAAAGGTTGTGAAAACAGGTATGGAAATGCTAAAGTATGGCGGTAGGCATCAATTTGGAGATGGTAGACCGATGAGAAAGTTTGTACAAGCAGTTGCTTCAAAAGAGACCTACACTAAATTTACAAATGCAATACGCAAAGCAATGCACTTATCAACCCCAATTAAATCGAGTTAATAATGCCAGAACAGGAGACACTAGATGCTAAAGACACTGAAATACTTTTACTTGCGGCTTTCGTACTTTCTTACGATGTTCAAATCTTCGCAGACAGACTTAGACAAGAGATTGAACGACTTACAAGAAATGGTGTTAGCGAACAATCAATTATTGGGATTCTTGATACAGACCTCAAGTCCAGGGGGCGAATCTTTGGAGAATTATCCAATTCAATTAAGCGAGGAGTTGTTGGAGGAATTAATCAAGCATTCCGCAGAGCTGGAGATGTGGGGAACAAGCTAAAATGGGTAGCCATCTCAAAGAATATATGTGATGACTGTTCAGGTAGAGCAGGAGCATTAGATACATGGGATGGTTGGGGTGGAAGAGGTATGCCAGGTTCAGGTTGGAGTGTATGTAAAGAATACTGCTACTGCCAATTAATCCCTGAAGAAATAGAGATTGAGGATAACTTAACAATATGAGATTTAAAACTATAACATGGGCTTGTATAAAGTGTAAGTGGAAGTGGGATATTGTAACCCTAATGGATGGCACTAAACTCAAAGAACAATGCCCCAAATGTCAATCAAGTGAAACAAAACAAGTAATCACCGCACCACCTGTTGTATTTAAAGGCACAGGCTTTCACGACACAGACTATGATTGAGCTTCTAACTCTTCAATCTTCTTAATCCATGCTCTACGTTTTCTCAAGGACTGTCTGCCTTGTTTTCCTATTTTTAAACCTACCTTAGTCGCTCTATCCCTTAAACTTCTTGCATCTCTCCTTACTTGGAGTTGGTGTTGTTTCTTGGTTAGTTCTCTTTGTTCTTGTGCAGCAGTCTTATGAACAACACTCTCCATGACAGGTGCTACAACTTCTTCAAACTCGGCATCTTCAGCTTCTATCTCTTTTATATCCGAAACATCAGCCTTCAAGAACTTCTCAAATGGGCTTTGATGACTTGCCACTTCAACACGTTTAATTAGCTTACCACTATGCTCCAATACAAGTCTCCCAGCTTGGACATTACCTGACTCAGCTTCTCTCACCATAGCCGTTAATACACTTGGCAGTCTTGACCCAAATGTAATCATGTATTTCTGGTAATAAACATCAACAAACTCTGGATCACGCATCCATCTATAAATAGTCTGACCCGTTACACCAGACTTCGCACCAACATCGTCATACGACAACTCAGGTTCTTTAATCAACAGCTCTATAGCCGTCATCTTTGTATCTTTCCATTTAGCAGGTAAGGATAACATACATACTCCAATTATTAGCG